TTATTTTCCATCCCACTCTTTCCACGCTGAAGAAATGCTTGGTTCGTGGTTTTTGTTATCGGCCCACTTCGATATCCACAACTTACCGTTATAACGAACGATATCACCGATATTGTAGATTTTGTTTTTATCATAATCTTTATAGGTATCTTCCACTGTAATTTCTTTGTAATAACGTAGTGCTTTTTCTGGAGGCTCGTTCTTGTTCGATATAACGTCCTCTTTCACTTCGTACGGCTTGTTGTTATGTTTGAACCGCTCGCCCTTTTTGTACGGAAACTTGTACTCGTTCCACGGATCCAGAAATTCACACCATTGAATTACAAATTTTGGAGATAAAACATTTAGACCAGCGACTGCGCATAATCGCAGTGCTTCGCTCTTCGCCCTCTCTTTGGCTAGGTCTATTTCGCTTTGTGGGACTTCGTCGAAAAATATAGTGATGTTATATTTTCCCTCTTTAAAATCGACACTAAAACTACTCATTTTCAGATTGCCCATCTTCGTTAATCCCGGCTCATCCTTTACCGTTGCACCGGATATATTCGCTTGAGCCATATCATCAATGATCATCTTAATATCGTCCAGCCTGCAGCTCTTTCCTATCTGGTTTGGCCGTATGAAATCTAATGTATATAGATGACCGTTGTTTAAAATAATTTGTGCCATGTTTTACGCCTCCTTTTTAATGAATAATCCACAAATTGTAACCTTGCCACTAGGAGACGCCCAGTTCGTCCACGAATTAAAAACATGAACAACGCAGCTACTGGAATAAACAGATTTTATTGTAGCAGTAACAGCCATTTCGGGTATGACTCTATAAATATCTAGCAATTCATATCCATCCGGAATAGTGAATGGTATCGTGATATATGCAGCAGCCATTGAAGATAAAGGCTGATGTGTTCCAGAAAACTCTTTTCTGATAATAAAAGTGTTTGTTCCTTTTATTCCAATTCCACCACTCGCAATCAATTTGCCAGTTGCATATGTGGTTCCTACCGTAGTCATATCGCCTTCGTTGTATATGCCACATGGATTGTTGCCATTCTTACGTACCCACAACATATGTACACTTGTGGTCAACTTTCCTAAAATCATGGCCCACAAATTACCTGTCAGCACGTATGATTTTTCGGTTGATTGGTCATAACTGTCTGTGACCTTCAAAGTAAGATTGTAATTCTTATCATATGAATAGCCATTGATACGTTGATGAAGCGAAAACTCATTACCAACTACTTGCCCAGTCGCATTTGCACTATGACCATCATCATCCTTTATGGCAATTGAAAGAATATTATTTTCACCATTGTAAAATGTACCCTTAGCATTTGCGTAACCGCTATTCACTGTTGGATTATCACGTTGAGCTGTAAATTCTGTGATTGTTGGATAGTAGTACGGAACATATGTTCCATGCCACTCATGCGTCGCTTTAAAACCTCGACTATCTTCAATTACAAATTGAACATCACCATCGTTAAGACCTTCTAAATTAACTGTATATATTCCATCATTTGGGATAAATGGAAATTGTTGTTTATTATGAACGGCATATACACTTTTAATAGATGAATATCCTCTCGTTTCAACTTTCATTGATAATTTTTTCTTCGATAAATATCTAAAAACTTTATCTTGCTGAATATTTGTATTACCATACTCATTTACCGAAGGATTTTTAATTAATGGACCATATTTTTCTTCAGGTAAATCAATGAAAAAAGCTATATTCATTGCTCCGATCATTGTGGCGTTTGAATCACCACTAGAATACGTTCCGACTCCGAGATAGCCATATACAGATTTTGTATCAGTAGCGTACTTGATCATCTCTTCTGTAGGCTTAAATATATATTCTGTATCAATATCATTGGTATTCAGCCATTTGTATCCGCTGTTACCAACTACCCAAACAAGTGAATGTCGATAGGCCGCAACCTTTTTATCTAACGTTAATGTAAGCGTATCTGTTCCATCGAGTTTCACATGGTTCTTTCCATTCTTCCAAGATGGCGTACTTGCACGTGGTATATTAGGTAGCTCAATGTTTTTTTCTAAAGATGCATTCGCATCGCTAAAATAAAAACTTAGATTTGCATTGATACTTGTAGAATAGTTTCCATTGTAATCGTGATAGGCCCAAAACCCACCACTTATCAACGTGCCGCTTCCATCTAATCTTCCACCGCCACTTACCTCTTCACAACCTGTTGCCGTAAAGTTCCAAGTTCCTGAATAGATATAACCTTTGTTGAATGTATAAGTAACTTTAACTTCAACATAATCACGGTTTAACTCAATGCTGTGATACTGTGAATTTATTCTTGCTTGAAGCTCATAAACAACTTCGGCAGCACCAGGTGTTCGTGTTGTTTTTGTGACCACTTGCCAATCATTACTAAGCATTACCATATGTCTTTATGTCTCCAATCCAGTTAATCACCGTTGCTTTAATTTCGGCTGTCTTAATCGAGCCGTTAACAAATTCTGTGATTTCTGCTTCAGTTGTTTTTGCTTCAAAGCGATGAGCGCCTGCACATAGGTACTCAATAACTCGCAAGTAAGCAAGCATGCTGTCTACCTTATCGAATTTGGCCAATAATGTGCCATCCGACTTTTTAACGTTGACACCGTTTGTATCAACCGTTGTCACGGTATCTTCTTTATCCGATCCGATATGAAGTCCATGTTCATCCAGTTTTTCTGAAATCGCATTAACTGTTTTATCATATTCAGAACGTTGAATTGTTCTGCTGAATGCATCAGCAGTTTGTTGCTGCAATGTCTGCAGTTCTGTTTTTAACACATCAGCATTTGTTTTATTTTCTGAAGTTCTGTTAACTAAAAGTGTGATGCTGCCATTCAGTTGCTCTATTGCCGACTTATTTATCGAAGATATTTCGTAAACCTTATCCAATGCATCATCATAGGAAGGTGTCGTATATCCAACGTGCAGATCTGTATATGTTATTTTGTATCTGGTCCAAACAAATTTACCTGTTGTAACTTGTGGCTTTGTATCCGACCATTCACCACCATTTAATTCTGTTTTGGACGTTGAAAGATAATATTCACGAATTGGGTCGTCTTTAATTCCAACACCTACAGAACCGGTATTTCCGTTTTTGGTAACAGCATATTCATCGGATGATGTCCCATCAGAATATGATGTCGTCTTCTTAATCCACAGATACATTCCATCATTTAATAGTGGTGGATTTTCTGACCATTCACCATTTGGAACATCCGTTCCCGATGTGCTGCCTTGATATGTCGTCTTCGGAGTTCCTGCTATACCACGACCAGCTTCTCCTGGTTGACCTGTCAAATCGACCGGTGTGTGTTTAATTTCAGTTCCATTTTTTAAAACATCAACTGACATCATCCACATATGTTGTCCCGAAATACTGGCAGGTCTTATCGTTGACCATTCAGTGCTATCTTTGCTCGGTTCTCCTGCAACACTTGTCTGTAGATAATAGACCTTGTTGCCTGATAATTGAGAACCATCAATTGAATCAACATTTTTCTGCATCGTTTCGATTGCAGAACCATTCGATTTAACCTTCAGCTTTGTTTCTTTCAGCTCGTCGTTGGTTGATTCGACCATTTTAACAACAGTAGATTTTGCATCTTCAGTAATTTCAGCTGCATATTTTCTTGTGTTATCAATATTCGACTGTGTTATTTCTGCATTTGCTTTTACGTTTTTCTCAACAGTTTCAACAACATACTGATTGATGCTTGTCTGCATGTTAGTTAAAGTCTGCTTCTTGCTGCCAAACTCCAATGTAGTTTTGTGTGGTTCAACAACATCAATCGTGCGCGAAATAACTCTTAATTTTTCATCGATATCCAGCAATTCATTTCTTACAGGATAAATGTTTCCAACCGTCAATTCATCAGAATCAACATCAATAAGTGATAGATCAAATGCATCTATTTCATAACTAACTGTGATACGGTTGTTTTCTTTCAACCATGCTGTACCTTTTGATTTCAAAATCTCTAAAGAATTTACGTCATCCCAGAATTGTGTTGTTTCAACCACGCCATAACGTGATAGATATTCTGCATCTTCGACATATGGCTTTCCACCATTTACAGAAGATATTGATAAACGTTCTTCCGTCTCCTTCTCGTTTCCTGATTCATCTTTAACCTTTATTTTTGCTCCATATGGATATAAACGAGTGATAAGGGAACTAGAGTCAATCTTCTGTGTGATTGACTGCATGTTTTTCGCTAAAACAATAGCTGTATTCTTCTCTTCACCTGTTTGTTTCAAATAATCAAGATACAGCAAACCATTAACGTTTCGAAATTGGAATTCGCCACCGGATTTCTTCACTAATTTTTCAACCAATGTTTTCCAGGAAGAGTCATATTGAATTCCAACATAGATATTGTCATTTGCATCTACTGCCTGCACATTTCCAAGATTGATTACTTTTGAGACATCAACTCGTGCATTATGCACTTTCAAAATTTGTTGCAGCAATCCTTTGGTAGTCCAGTTCTTCGGAGCGCAATATTCTTGAATAGTATCATTTAAATATGCCAATTTGCCTTCACAGGTTACTCTTTTTAGAATTAAACCACTTGAATCCATCGAAGGTTCAACGACTAGAACACGACCATCAAAAGCAATATGCTGATGTTTTTCATCGTATACTTCGACTTTTGTGTAGAATGGTGTTAACAATTGATATCCAACATTATTTGGGTAAATCGAAAAGGAAAAGGAAGGAATCGCGTTGATTTCTTCCTTGATTTTCCCATTGGTGATTTTTTCGATATTTCCATGAATAATAGTTTCATTTACACCATTAATCAACTTAACAATATACATCAGAACACCTCTTTGTAAAAACGAATCTTGGCATTTCCTGTAAGTGTATATGTCACTTGATTATTACCTTTTTCAAGTGTGAATAATTGATGTTTTCCACTTCCAGAAATGACATACTTCTTTCCACTAACTTGGATTGTCAAAGTATCACTTGTTTCAACAATTGGAACAATTCGGTGATCACTATCGTTTTGAACCATTAACGAAACGTCCGTTCCTGCTGCAAGCTCAATTACTGTTTCAGTATTTGCATACATGTATGGATGACAAATGAATTTAATCGTTAATTCACCTTGTCCATCATCCTCTTCCCAGTCTGATTCATGGTAAGAACCAACAAAATGTAAGTGTGGATAGTCGTCATCATGTATATCTTCTTCGTGTACTTCGCAAAGCCATGCAGAAACATCATGTTTCTTTTCGTTCATTTCTTCCGCATCATTGCCAGTGATATCGAATGTATATGAAATGATTCTATCCTCATACGTTAATTCACCATTTAATTTCGAAAAATCGTGTGAACCATTCATGTATGGTACTGTTTCTCGAATACGTTTGACGCTTGGCATTTCAATTACTTTTTTACTAATAAACAAACCAAAATCCCTGTAAGAGTGCTTGCCATTTATGCTGATTCCGTTTTGCAAATTGCCGGCTAAATTTGTCATAATGCAAGCCCTCTTTCCATCAGATTAACACGACTAGCAGACACTCTATCATCTGCTGTAGCAGTTGCTTCAGCGATCTTATTGTCATCAACATATAGATTAATTGGTCTATCCATTACAGACATGAGTCTGCTAAATAAATCGAAGATATTTCCAAATGCCAAACTACTTAAAGCGCTTTGAACTTGTTCATAAACAAAGTTTTTACCAACTACCATTTCAGCGCCAGCTTCGCCTACACCAATGATAGATGGTTGATTAAATACATAAGGTTGATCCATAGCTTTTGCGTACCATTCAACCCCAATTTTAGGTAAGCCACCTTTTAGCCAATCAAGTGGATTGATACTTCCACTAATTGAAAAGTGTGGTAATGGAATGTGTGGCCATTCAAAATGAAAATTGAATAATCCTCTTACGAAATCAACACCACTCTGAAATCCGCTTTTGATTCCATCCCAAAGCGCTAATGCTCCACCGCTTATTCCATTCCACACAGCAAGAACTGTGCTTCCGATGCCGCCAAATACACCACCAATAAAATCTCCAACAGATTTAACACCATTTGAAATAATGTCGATGCCAGTCATGACAACATTTCTGAATCCTTCACAGTTATTCCAAAGAACGATGATAATTGCTATCAACGCGACTATTCCAGCGATGACAAGTGCTGCAGGATTGGCCATCATCACAAAGTTAACTGCCATGATTCCCTTTTGTAACGTTGAAAGTACGCCAATCATAGTTCCGATAATGACTACTATTTCTCCAATCGTAACAATTGCATTCTGTGCTTCAGGACTAAGACTATTCCATGTATCATTAATGGTTGAAATCATATCAGAGAAATTGGAGATTGCAGGTGTTAATGTTGTTAAAATCGATTCACCCAAATCACTCAACGTCTGCTGTGCCTTTTGTTGCGCAACAACCATATCATCACCGGAATCTTTCATCTCATCATACATTCCAGAAACTGTCGATAATGAACCTGTCTGATTCTCCAAAGACTTACTTAACTGGTCAATTGAAGAAATGCCAGATGATTGTAGCATTGCAATAAAGTTCTGTGCTTTTGCACCGAAGATATCTTGCGCATCTGCCGCAGACATCTGTCCGGAAGACAGTTGTGCAAGAACTTCATTAAACTTTTCAACACTAACACTTCCATCTTCTGACATGTTTTTCGTTGCTTTCATTAATCCAGCAACAGCCTGTGAAGCATCAACTCCAGAAGCAGAGAAGTAACCCATTAAACTTGTAACTTGTTCAAGTGATAAGCCCATAGTATCATGCAACGCTACACCGGCAGATGATGCCATTGACGATAATTCGCTAAACGATAGTCCATACATCTGTGATGCCTGCATCATGATATCAAGCGACTTATCATACTCTGTTCCAAAAGCCATGCTCATTGAAATCATTGAGTCAGTAATGCTTGTTGCAGATTCACCAGAAATCTTGGCCAATTGCGCAACGTGTGTCATTAAAGGTTCAATTTCTTCATCCGTTAAATCACACTTTGTTGCAACTGTAGCCATAGCATTGCCAAGATCATTCATATCAGCAACAGGAATTGTTTTAACAATATTCTTCAAGGCTGTTTCAAGTCCTGCCATCTCTGCAGTTGTTCTTCCTGTGCCAAATTGAATTGTATCTAATGCATTGTCTGTTTTATCTCTAGCTTCAAGCGTGCTTTTACCAAAATCAACAAGTTTATCAGCTGCATTTTTAGCCGCATCACCAATCTGATCCAGTGCATCCTTTGTTGCCAAATATTTTGTATTCGCTTCAGTCTGTTCTTCAGCAGATTGTTTTGTTTTATTTGCCAAATCTTCAGTAGCACTCGCATTGCTGTTCAAAGCCTGTTCAGCACTTTCAAGTTTTCCTTTAGCAGCTGTCAGTTCTTGATTGATATTCTCTTGTTCTGTTTGAGCATATGCTAAATTTTTGGTCCATTTCTGCACCTCTTCCGAATTTTCGCCAAAGACACGTTTTGCTTCATCCAAAGCCTTCTGTGTATTCTCAACTTTTTCTGTTGATGCATCATACTTCGATGTAAGAAGTGATACTCGTTGTTGTAAGAGGTTTATATCTTCTGAATTTCCCTTCAGTTGCGTAGAGTTTAATTTCAATTGAGCATTATAAACTTTGATGTTATCATTCATTGTTTTAATGCCAGATGTAAAATCACCTATATCCGCACTGAATTTAATTTCAGCAGAATTCTTTTTTGCCATTTAATTCACCTCTCTTTCTTTTTTTATTTTTTCTGCATTCTTTCGTACTCAATCCATTTTTCCCACGATTTATATGCAGTATAGTTATCCGAAATTTTCATTAAAGATTTATAAGGAAAATGCCAAAACACTTCTTCAGGAACGCCTAAAATAAGTACATAAAAAGTGTAGTAATCTTCTACACTCTCAAACTCTATTTTCGGCATTGAAAAATGTCTTGGCATTTTTTGAGTTTTTGCTTTGAACGCTTCTTCAAATTTTACTTTTTTTTAACAGCTAAAAGTTCTCCGACAACAGTCATCATATCGCTGTATCCAGGTAATTTCTCAATGAATTCGGACTTATTCATGCATGAATCGATATTGTCGATATTGCCGCATAAATATGAGCCATATAGAACGTCTACAGCAGCATGCGTCTTATCTTTTGTGGCTCCATTCATGCCTTGTGATGTTTGCTCGTAAACTTCAGGTCTAACTTGTTCCAATTTAAAAAGAGAAGCCATGTTCAAAGCACAGTTTACTTTTTTCCCATCACTTAATGTTAATGTTGTATTAACTTGCTTGATCATCTTATTCTCCGTCTTCTACTTTTTCAATTAAGTTGTATCCAAGTCTAGATTGAACATCTAGAATTTCATTCGCGCGTTCTTCCGTTAGAAACAAACGCTTACCTGTCGCATGTTCCTCGTTTGTATGTTTGTCGTAAAATGTCGCAACAACTTCATATTCAGTAGTTTGTTCTTTTTCTGTTACGTCATTTTCAGCTTTTGTGTTTTTCTTAGCCATACTACGCCGCAACCTTTACTAATTCAGTTGAGAACTCTGTCATCCACTTTGTTTTAACGGTTTCGTCTGTGATTTCTTGTACAATTGCTTCATACATAGTGTTTCCAATTTCATCCACCGATGCGCTAAACTTCATTTCAACTTCAACAACCTCTGTTGCTCCATTTTCAATTGACTTCTTCGCACCTTCACTAGCAACGCAACAAGGGAACGCAAGAAACTTAACAGTTCCATCTTCATCACGAACTTCGTTTACCATCGTAAATTCTGGATGTACAGATTTATCTCTATTAAGAGAATTAATACCTTCTTTTAATCCATCAGAATTTAAGCCAAACAATGTTTTATACAATCCCCACTTCATATGTAGTTTTAATGTGCCTTCGATAGTTCCACCATGCTTCGTGCGATTCTTAACTACTACTCCACGACATTTCTTTGTGATATTTCTTACAGTTTCCTGAATCTCCAAACTACCAACGCAGTTATTTTCAATAAAAGCAGTTGCTCCTTTTGGCTTGAACGATGTTTTTGTTACTTCAAAATCTGAATACACGTTTTCGTATTTGGTCATTTATCTATTCCTCTACTTTCTTAGATAGACGCTCAACCAAAGCGTCTACAATTTGATCTTGACTATCTTCTGCACCTTTCTGCATGAAGTGCTGATTACCCTGGTGATTGCGTGTATTACTTCCATCATCTGGATAGTACAGATAGTTATATGCTTTTCGTGTTCTGACCGTAACAGACAAGTTTCCTTTTTTAGGTTGGTCAAAAACACCTTTAATGCCGGCAGATGATGCATTTTTTATTTTCTTCTTCCAATGTCTTCCAGAGACTGGGAATCGAGAAGCTATATTGCTTTCGATGATTTCCGGTGCATCATTCCAAAGATATTCATTGATGGTTTTTTCTGCGCCATCTCCAAATCCTTTAATTGCATTTGTTAATTTTTCCGCAGCTTTAAAATCGCTTTTAATATACGGCATATTGCTTATTTGCCTTTGCAAATTTTAACGTAATGCTTTCTGCGACTGCTTTTGTGTTTCCTATGCGAGCATAATCAAACTGATGATCACCAGAAACAATTCTGAATCCTGGTATTTCCGTAACTTTACTAATTATTTCTTGAATTAGTTCGTTTGGAACATAATTTTCTCGAACAATCATCACAAAATAAACATCTGAATAGTCTTTTCCAGATGTTCCGTTAATTTGTAGTGTATCTCTTCCGAAAATTGTATAATCCCAAACTTCTGTTTCAATCAAATCTTCTGTGCCATATGCTAAATTTTTTTCAACACTAGCTAATGCATCATGCAATTCTTGAAGTGAATCTCTACTCATCTTTAGTCACACTTTCTAAATATAAAAATAAGTTCTCACAGAACTTATCGTGGTCAATATAGGAAATTGTGAATAAATCTTTTCCAATAACCGCATATTGTTTTGACTTGACCAATGTATTAAATGGAATTTTGATTTTCATCGATAACGAATGCCCCAATGCAGAAATCATTAGATAGTCACGTTCACGTTTTGAAAGTTCTTCAAAGAAAAATCGGTGAACATTTGCAAGGTCACCAATTGATTTGACATTGATTTGTCCACCGTATTTTGTTTTTGTTTTCTTATCCGTTCCAATTGAGACGATGCCAGAATTACAGGTATTTATATCACTTTTGTATTTCATTAGGAATCACCTTCCGGAACGAATTTTTCTAACTGAACTTTCTTTCTGCACTCTAAAATGTCGCTTATGTAGTTTGTGCGGAACTGTTCAGGAACATTGTTCCATTTATAAACAATGTAATTAATCAGAAGTTCTCTTGAGCGAATATCATTCTCGAAATCAATCTCATCACTGCCCAGCATATCGCAGATTGTTGCAATGCCATTTTTAATAATTTCTTCCAACTTGCTATTTGTTTCTGATTCTTCCCACGTGATATTGCAAGCCAGCTTTGCGGCTGGCTTGACAGTATCAACATTTCTTTTTAGATATTCTCTATCCATTTAGCAATTAGGCAGCAGGTAGCTGTTTAACTGTTAAATATAGTGGTGCTAAACCAGAAATATCAAGTAGCAATGCACATGTATTGTCTTCTGCAATACCTGTACCAAGTAGACGAATCTTGTATGTGCGGAAATCTTCTAAGAACTTGTATTCATCAGAAGATAAGATTTCTCCATCCTTATTTCTTGTTGCAAGTTCGAAAATATAAGACTTCTCAACGAAGAGAACTGCCTTTCCTTCTGCTACTGCTGCAGATTGGAATACTTCTGTAGCAAATGGGAATACATCGCTAACATATGCGCCAGATGCAGTTAACACAGTTGTTGAAGGCATAACCTTTTGGAAGTAATCTGTTGGATTAACAACTAAGATTACCTTTGTGATAACACGTGATTCACCAGCTTCAGTCTTTGACATCTTAGCAATTAATTCGCCATATGTCTTTGGATCAAAGGACTTAACAACAACAGGTGTTTTTTCAGGATATCCAGTAGTTGTGCTGAAACTTACGCCTTCATGGATATCACGAATTAAACCAACTGGTTGTTTAACGCCAGTGCCATTAATTACACCATCTTCAATTCCAAGTGCTAAAGCTTCTTCTAAGCACTGACGAACATATGCATCTAACCATGTTGGCCCAAGTTCGATGTAATCCTGAGATAAGAGTAAGAACGCTGTTAATTTAGCCGCAACTAGGTCAGCTACTGCTAAATCACCCTTGATTTCTGTCTTAATTTCATCTGTGATTTCGCCCCAAACAGCCTTAGCTAACTTTCCTTTTCTCTTTATAATCTTAGTGATTGCTCCGACAATTGTTGGATTGATTGCGTTGATTAATGGGTGGTCCTTCTTAACAGATTCAAGTACACGCTCTACAACGGTAACAGGTAATGCTGGGCCTGCATTAGTTGCATTTAATACCTTCTTATCACGCACGCTCTCAATTAATGCATTGTAGAACTTTGTTTCTTCTGAAGTTAATGCATGGATTCCACGTCTATCTAAAATTGATTGATCGTGTGTTTCTTGATACTGTTCAAAATCTGTACGAATGTTATTCTGGATTTCTTCCATCCATCCCTTCAGTGCATCCTGTACCTGTGTTTCATCACCATCCTTCATGGATGCGAGAAGCGCCTTTACTTTTTCGTTGTATGTTGCTGTTGTTTTAATCATCTAAAAATCCTCTCTTTCTTTTTTTATTTGATGATTGCATTTAAAAAAGTGCCTAACATCGTTTTTTGTTCCGGCACTTCATTTGTTGCTTGAATGTGTAGTCCATCTTCATCAAGATGTGCTTCAATTTGTCCTTTGTTTTCATTTTTGTTTAACGGTTGTTTTTGAACCAATGAATTAAAAATCAATTTTCTTGCAGAATTCATCACATTTTCCGATTCTGGAACATTTCCAATTTCTGAAGCGAATCCTTTTTCGAGTGCTTCTTCTGGAGTGATCCACGTTTCATCATCCATCATTTTCTTAACTTCATCTATTGTGATGTTGACATGTTCCATATACGTCTTGATAATCTGCTCATTGATTTTTTCTAAATCATCCGCTTCTTTTCGCAATTGTTCAGCATTGCCAACTGTATAGGTAAGCGCATTATGAATCATTAACAAGCTTGAGTTATTAATGATTCTTTCAGTTCCTGCCATGAAAATCATCGATGCAGCAGAACATGCAAATCCATCAATCATAGTTGTTACATGCTTTCCACACGTTTTCAAAGTGTTATAGATTGCGAGACCTTCTGCAACTTCACCACCGTATGAATTAATGCGAATGTTGATGTTAGAAATATTTTCAGGTAATGCCTTAATTGCCTGAACCATTCCAGCTGATGATGCGTCACCCTCTTTCCATGGAAATGACGTGATATCACCATAAATACAAATTTCTGCGTTTTGGCCAGTTGTTACTAAATCATAATATTTTTTCATTCATTTACACCTTTCGAAATGTCATCTGCGTTTGCGTAGTTTTTGGTCATGTAATATTCATTCGCCCAATCTTCATTTATCTTGGCATCTCCAAGCTTTTCTCGAACATCGTTTGGACTATAAGCTCCAGAGCCAACTAGACCGCTAATATTCGCAGATAGTTTCAATATGTCTTGGACCTTGATTGTGCTTGTATCAATCTCAATTCGATTTCCTTTGATATATTCATCATAAGAAATCGTCTTTCTATTTAACTCTTGTTCTATTACTTTCGCATGTGGCGCAATAACAAGCGTTATCATTTCATCAAACACTTGATCAGAGTTCGTGATATTGCCATAGAAAATTGATTGTGGAATCTTGAATATCTGTGCAACGGTGTCGAATATATCTTTTCTTAAATTACGAATATCATCAGAATTTTGTGAAGAACCTTTTGCAAAATCTGTAATTGATGTTCCTTTATATTTTGGCATTACAGCATTAGGTGATGTCATAAATGACTTCATGCTTTCCTTTAGTTGTTCTTTATACTTCTTTTCATCATCTTCGCTTCCAGTCTTCACAGCCTCAATTTCAAGAAGAAGCTTCATACCATTCTTATTCTTGTATGTTTCCAACGCAAATTTCATCAAATCGCCATATTCAGAATACATAATTTCAACATATTTCTTTAATTCGATATTTTCAAAATTAAAGTGGAAAATATCACCTTCTAAATAATTTTTGTTTAGCGTTAAAGTATCAATCACAATTCCACTATACTTATTTTCTTTCATTGGATATTTTTTTAACACGTAGCTATCTGCTACTTGATAATTCATAAATCCATTTCTTTCGTGCGGAATTACAATTGCTCCATTTTCACATTCATAAGCATTTCTTATAACCTTTTGCCAGAATTCTGCAGCTGTCATATTTGCATTTGGTGATAAGTTCATTGCATATGTAAATTCATTTGGTTCTTCTTTGCCTTTAACATATCGTTTAATCTTGCATCTGCTTAATAAATCCGCAATCGTTGACATTGCGATATGTAGCGCAAGTTCTTTCATACCAAGGCCATCTCGAATTTCCTCTGATTTTATCGCCAATTCTAAAATAGAATAACCGTTATTTTTTCGACCTAAAAAATCAAACAGTCCCATTTCTCCCTCTCCTTTCTAAAACGTCCAAACTTCAGGAACAACAGTCGCCCGTCTGTTATCCACTAATTTATCAACACATGTCATCGAATGAACATATGCCATAAAGAGGTCGTTCTTACGACTTCGACGTTCTATCTTGTCATACTTGTAGTTTCCGTTTGCAGCAGGTATCAACTTCGTATTGTTGATTGACCATCTAAAGCACGGATCATCACCAGCGCATAACTGGTGATTTACAAATATCGAATTAATTGGTTGTATTGTCAGCATAATGTCACTCGGTCTAACCAACTTCACCAATTCTTTATCACTCGCATTAAATCCAGCGTGTTCAAATGCTTCCCTTAAAGTACTCCATCTATAGCTATCCACTGCCAGCATTACAATATTGAATTTAAACGAAAGCGCCCATTCAACAATTAATTCTGGATAGATTTCGACATCATCAATCACTGTCAAGCAATCATTCATTTCAAATGTTTTGATAGCATCTTGATTAATATGGTCCCAATCTCCTGACTTTCTACATAGCCAAGCATGTTTCACTGTGTAATATTTATTTTTTTCAAAGTCTCTAAATGTAAAACACGCGCCTGCCATATCAGTGGTCTTTGTAAAGTCCACGCCCAAAATGCAAGGCATCTTCCGAAGTTCTTCCAGTGGTGGAAGCTCTTGATTCGTAGCTTGAATATTTTCCCAGGATGTAACTGGGTCTTCTTTCTTTTCAACAGGTAAATTCATTCTTAAAGACATAAACGAAGAATTTGTAACAGGGTCCTTTTTATACTCTGCATATTCCTTTTCAATTTCATCCTTCAAACTTTTAAAGTAATCAATTGACGGATTGGCCATAATCCAATTCTTTTGATCGTGTACTTCTTCTTTATCATTCAATGAATAAATAAAAAATAACGTTCCGTTATCGAAAACGCCATTAAACAAAATTTCATCTGCGTCATTTAAATATTTATCTAATGGGCCGCCACGCTTATCTCCGTTTGTAGAAGTCATTAAGCTTCTAGGGTCAGAGCGTGCATTTCCATCCATATCAAACTTCTGCTTACCTAATCCAGTTCTGAATACCCTAATATTTCCCCAATCATCAAATTCTTCAACTTCATCCAGATATACCATGCCAGAACGTAGACCTTGCTTTGACTTTGGACTATTTGTTCTATAGCGTAGAACAGATTTTGTTGTTTTATTTACAATTCGTTCTTTTGTCCAGGTCCATTTATCTTGGTAAATTTCAGGATGTGAATCCATCATTTCAAAAATATCATTAAATGATGTTTTAGCCTGGTCTTCTGCAGTTGCACATGTATCGATGTCATATCTTACGATTCCATTTACTGGTGTCATTAGGCAAAAGAATTCAAAGGATGCATATCCGTTTTTTCCATTACCACGTCCAAGGTATAAATATAAATCTGGCCATCGAAGGCTTTCATCCGAAATTTTTCTGACACAGTTGTGCAAAACAAAAGCACATTTTTCCCACGGCATCAATTTAAATGGGAAAAGAATTTCAAACGACATATAATTTTCAACTTCATCAAGTCGAATATAGATTTCCCCTTTTGCAAATTCTCTTTCCACTAATGAGACCAGTGCTTTAATGTGCTTATTTGTTCTTATCTTTTTTTGCTTAATAGCTTTGAAATAATCCCAGATTTCAGGACATTGTTTAACATCTTTACATAAGTGCGATTGCTTTGTCTTTTGCGGTTGGCTTTTTCTTGGCATCTTTCTTACGTAACAGCTGCGCTCTTGCAAGCACTGTCAATCCTAATTGTTTTTCATATTCCAAAGCATCGGAAATCAATACATGTCTTTCCTTTACCAAAGCATTTCGAATGGCGTTTTTCGTAGTTTTATTAATTTTCTTTGTCAGCTTGTCTCTTTCTGCAATTAAATTAACATATAGTTGTAAATGGATATCGTCGCTCGGCCACCAAAGGCCGTTTTCAATCAATACATTCTTGAAAAAAGCATACATCTTTTTAGGATTGGTAATATCGTCTATTTGAGTAGCAGGAAGCACCAGCGCTTCATCTTCAGACTTTGCAAGTTCCTTCTTTGTTCGATGATTCGTCGCTTTTTTCTGCTTTTTAATCGCGACCGGTTCTTTCAACATACATGCATGCTCCTTTCTTGTGAAAAATCTCATATAATGTGCGAAAAATCTAACCTGTGCAGATTCTCCTCCGTTGTAAGCCCTCTCTTTTGAGAATGGCATACGGGAGAGTGGGGGGGTATTTACCAGCGTTCTTGCGTTATTTTTTCGTTTTCTTTGTAGTTAAATCTCTTATGAATCTTATTGTGACAATCAAAACATAAAGGCATAAGGTTTTGTTTCTCTACTCCATCGATATCAATGAAGGTCTTACTCAAAGCAAGTTCAGGATGATCATGTACATAGTTAATATGATGTACAGTCTCTGCTTTTCTTATCTTTCCTTCAGCTTTACAGAATTGACACTCGTTGTGATTCTCTGTTAACACTTCATCTTTTAAATCACACCAGGCTTTTGATTTATAAAATCTATATAGCCTATTGTCTTTTTCTAATTGTCTAATATATTCAGCAAGTTTGTAATCTTCCATTCCATATTCCTTTAGTAAATGGGCAGTCGCGCACAAGGAGTCGAATTCAAATGAAAATCTACTTAATACCCACGTTTTATAAAAAAAGAGCAGACCTGCCCACGCATCTGTTCTTTTTCTACACTAGCATAGTATCACATTTGAAACGAACGCGAGCGAACGCTAACGAACACTTTTATCTTTTTGATTGAAATATCTATAGAATTTCATTCTGCAACTATCCGAATCAGATGTCGAATAAATCTTTCTTGCTGTTTCTTTCCAACTTAGACCGTTCATAAAATGCCAGCGGATTATGATTTGAATTTCTGGATTATCAATTGTATCTACCCAATCTAAAATTCTTTTCATCTGAACCGCAATCTCGTTAACCTTATCTTCAAGCTCACGATTTAGTCGTTCAATTTTATAGAACGCCTGTCGTGTTGGATCACCAGGAACATTTGACTTAGTTCCTATTTGCGATAACTGTGGAGAAGAAATTGGAACATACATCTGTCTAATTTGTTCTTGAATAGCTTGTGCCTGCATTTGAAGATATCTATAGTTCTTAAGTTCTTCAATTGTAATCATGTCTTTCCCTTCTAGCTATCTTTTTTTCTACCCAACGCAAGCGATCTTCCAGAACAAAGAGTTGAAATGTATTAACTTCCGCAAACTCATGTCTGCGATGCGCTTCCTTTACCCTTGCTATTTCTTTTTCTAAGTCATCTCTTTTTCTATATAGAATGGCCAGTTCAATTTCTTCCTTCTTAGTCATTATCATCTACACCCGCAATTCTTGTTGCAACCATAATAAATACTCCAAAGAACACTCCACACGTGAAGGATAAAATGGCAATCATCATTATTCATCCTCCGGCATACAGAACACACCTGTATCATTCCAATAGCTATCACCGATTAAATCGTTCATAACTTCTTGTGCTACCGCCTTGTCTGAATATCTTCCCAACAAACAATCATCATTATCTATTTTTGCACGCACTTCATATTGAAGCTTATTGTCTATTTTCTTATCGATAACATAAAGCTTCTTAATGTTTGGATTGTAATAAATTGTGTCTTTATTTTGTGTTTGAATTGAATACATTTTTCTCTCCTTTTTCTATTGTCTTGTGAGTGTAACAGAATCAGAGCTATGTAACTCTCATTAGAAAGCCTTATTTTCTTAATAACGCTTATCAGTATTGATTTATCTTGATTTCCTGTCCTTTTGACAGTTACATAAATCGAATGTTACACTCACGATTATTTTTATATTGTTTTTGATACATGCAAGAATGTTATTTTCTATCCCCATTTTTCAGTGTGATTGATAGACTCTCTAACATTCTGTATGTCAGATGGCTCTAGCATTATGTAAAGCATTGTTTCAGCTGCACTCTCATGCATTAGCAGCTTCTGTGTTGTTAGCAGGTCGTGAGTACTATCCCAGTACCATCTTCCATACGATTTTCTTAAGCTGTGGCATGCGACTGGATATTCAATGCCTGCTTCTTTGGCCAATTGTTTAATTACACGCCATGCTTGTTGACGCGTTATAGGATATCCCTTTACGCCCTGTCTTGATTCAAAGATATATTCATTCATCTGAATGTTATATCGCTCTATATACTCTCTAACAGTGGCGTACACATCAGCATTCATATTGAATTGCTGTACCTTACCTGTTTTCATCTCTTTACATGTGTATTGGCCGCCTGCAATATCTCTAGGTGTAAGTTCAATCAATGTTTCTATTCTGTTGCCTGTATTCACGCCCAGGATAAGCAGTATATAGTTTCTGTACCACACGCGAAACTTCCAACTATTTGGATCGTGTTTATCCCTATGGTTTAAACAACACCGGACCATTTCGTCAAAATCACTCTTAATGAATGGCTTTACAATTTCCCTACCATGTTTATCTGGTGTCTTCCGAAGATAGCCTTTAGTGCGTTGCAATCTTCTAAGCGTTCTCATCCACGTACTCGACTCCAAGTTGTTTTAACTCTTCTATATATCCATTCATTTCAGAGTTAAATTCATCTAAAATCACATTGCGTACTTTTATAGATAAATTTCCATCAATTTCAAAATTGATGTAGTTAATTCTTACGCAAGCATCATGTATTCCTTCTTTTTTTGAACGATTAAGAGTTGCAGTTTCTTTTTTTAAACTGTTTATTTTATCAAGTATCGTTTCTACTTTTTCTATATCACTTGATTTCATCATTTGCCTTGTCCATCCTTTCTTTTAAACGTTCTAATTTTCCTTCACGCATTTGTTTAATTTCATTAACACTAATTTCGTACATTATCATCATTTGATCCATGGTGATTAGCACATCTGTCATTTCTTCAATTAAATGTTCACGGTCTAGCTTTCCTCTAAAGTCCTTGCAGATTTCTTTCGCTAGCTCGCTCATTTCTTCGATTGCCATTAGTTTCTGTGCATGTTCACCATACGTTTTTATGGCTTGCTTATATGTTTCGGTGATTTCCTGATAGTTCATCATTTTTCGTTCCACTATCCCTTTCTGCTATTAGTTGTTTCA